CTAAAACAGAATTAATCAGAGACCCTGATTCATTCGCAGACGTTGTCAGAGGACTACACGTATTTGGAAGAAAAATCCTTAGAAGTGAAGCAGTTCAAAGAGGCGTTATAACAATAGGTTAATTAGGAGGATAATAGATAGACTATGGCAACTTATGATGTAACAGGTGCTGGTGGAACTACTGGACATTCTGCTAATGGCAGAACACCTTATATGATAGAAAACACAATTGATGTCTCTGCAATTAATGGAGACTCAGGTACAGCTCAGAATGATGTTATTAGATGTCTTGACGTTCCTGCAGAAAGTGTAGTATTACACGCAGGACTAGAGGTACTAACAGCATGTTCAGGCTCTGTAGTTATCGATATTGGTATCACAGGAAGTTCAGCTGGATTCTCAGATCCAGATGCTTTCGTTGATGCTTACGATGCTACTGGTGCAGCTTATGCACCAAGAGACGTTGCTGATGCAGCACCTGTATTGACTACAAAAGTAGCAGACACAATTGATGCGTTAATGGCTGGAGCAGCTTCAAGTGCGGGTAAAATCCGTGTTTTTGCTATTCTATGCGATGTTTCAGGTATTGATGAAACTGATAGAAATACAGACGCACAACACGATACAGCAGTATAATACTGTTTAATTTTAAGGGGGGTATTTATATCCCCCTTATTAGATTACCCCTTACAACTTAGGAGAATAAATAAAATGGCTATACATGATTTAAGAAAAAAAACTAGAGCAAGCACAGGTCAAAGAATTGTTATGGATCCAAATAAAGTAAGGATGAGTAATTTAGAAAATAGAATTAATAATCAAGAACAAAAACTTGATAAAATAATAGAATTACTACAGAATGGCAACAACATATCTAACGTTAGCAAATAGTGTACTCAGAGAATTAAATGAAACTGAATTAACATCAGGATCATTTAGCTCTAGTCGAGGAATACAAACTGCAGTAAAAGATTTTATTAATAAAGGTATCCATGATATTTACAATGAAACTGGAGAAATACCTTTATTATATAGCAGAACAACACAAGATTTAACTGTAGGTGATAACGAATATTCTTTTTTAACTGATTTTAGAAAAGCAGATATGGATTCATTTTTTATGGGCCCAAAAGAATTAGTAACAAATGGTGAGTTTACATCTAATATAACTAGTTGGACTACAGGAGATGGATCTCCATCACATACTTCAAGCGGTAATGGTAGATTAAATTTAAATGATGCAGCAGCATATCAAGCTATTAATACGACTGTAAATAAAAGTTATAAAATACAAGTTAGAGTTTTAAGTCCAAATAGTTCAACAAGTGGATTAATTATTAGAGTTGGAACATCTGCAGGCGGAACACAAAATTTAAATACTACAAGATCAGTAACTAATTTTAGAGAAGGTGCTATACTTAATACAACCTTTACAGCAACTGCACAAACATCATATATTTATGTAGAATCAGATGGTGTGCAATTAGATGTTGACTATGTTAGAATATCAAGAAGTGATATACCATTAAGAAAATTAACATTTATATCATATGATAATTATTTACAAACATATAAAGTAACTGATGATACAAATAATAGCGGTAATTATTCTGATCCACTAAGAGTATATATACTTCCTGATCATTCAGCATTTGGAGTAAGCCCAAGACCAAATACAAATGAGTATACAATTAGTTATGATTATTATACCACACATACAGATTTATCAACACATGATAGTACAATGAGTTTACCAGATAGATTTGCTACATTAGTTGTAGATAGAGCAAAATATTACACATATATGTTAAGATCTGATCCACAACATGCACAGCTAGCGGATAGAGATTTTCAAAGAAAACTTAGATTATTAAAAGTAGATTATGCTACTAAAAATGATTACATGAGAACAGATACAATTTCAGAAAGTATTGCAACAAGCATAGGAGGCAGAGTAAGTTAATGGCAATAAAAAAAGATCAATTAGATGAAATGATGTCAGAAAAAAATGGCATGAGAATTAGAGATAATATGGATGGTGAAAAACGTGCTGATGAAAAACTAATGGCTAAAGTTTCATTTGGTAAAGAATTAGATAAATTTCCAGGTAATACTATTCAAGAAAAAGTTGAAAGAGCAACAGGTATAAAAGTAATGCCTAATATTCCATTAAAAGATGCTTTAAAATTATTAAGAAAAAATAAAAAATAATAATGCCAACTACTGATTTAATATCACCGTTTGTAGTGAGTTGTGCAGGTGGATTAACACTAAATAAAGATGTGTTTTCAATGCAGCCTGGCGAAGCACTTATATTACAAAATTTTGAACCTGATATTAAAGGTGGTTATAGAAGAGTTAGTGGTACAGCAAGATATAATACTACACAAGTTCCGCAGGGATCAAGCACTTCAAGCCAAACAATTGATTGTTCAATAATATTTAATGATCAGGTTATAGTTGCTAGAGGTGGTGATATTCATAAAGGGACAACATCTGGTAGTTTTACTAGTTTAACAACAGGATTAGGTACAGCTACTAAAGCATATGATTTTGAAAAGTTTAATTTTAATGGAACTGATAAACTAATTATTGCTACAGGACATTCTCCTGCACAAATAATTAATAGTAGTTTTGCAGTTGATGTAGTAAATGCAACAGGTGGAGGGACAGCACCCACTAATCCTAAATTTGTAAAAGCATTTCAAAATCACATGTTTTATGCTGGTGCATCTAATTCACAAGAAGTTATATTTAGTGTACCCTTTGAAGAAGATAATTTTTCAACAGGGAGTGGTGCAGGATCATTTAAAGTTGACTCTACAGTTGTTGGATTAAAAGTATTTAGAAATGAATTAATTATATTTTGTGAAGATAGAATATATAAATTAACAGGAACATCATCTAGTACATTTGCAGTACAAGAAGTTACAAGAAATATTGGTTGTAGAGATGGTGGTAGTATTCAAGAGATTGGTGGTGATGTTATATTTTTAGCACCTGATGGACTAAGAACTATTGCAGGTACAGCTAGAATTGGTGATGTTGAATTAGGATCTATATCTAGACAAATACAATCTAGAATTGATGAGATAGGTTTAGACAGAATATCATCAGTTGTTATAAGAGCTAAATCTCAATATAGATTATTTTATCCTACTACAGCTGGATCACAAGCATCATCAAAAGGAATTATTGGTGTATTAAAAAATAATCCCAACACAAGATCTATTGGTTTTGAGTATGCTGATATGGTAGGTATTAAACCTTCATGTACAGATTCAGATTTTATTAGTTCAGTTGAAACACAAGTTTTTGGTGGATTTGATGGATACATTTATAAAATGGAAACTGGTAATACATTTGGTGTAGGAACTACTACAAATACAATTCAAGCAGTGTATCGTTCACCTGATATGGTTATGGGAGATCCAGGTGTTAGAAAATATATGCAAAGAGTTAATTTAAACTATGAAGGTGAAGGGACTAGTATTGATGCTAATTTAGCATTACGATATAATTATGATGACCAAGATAGTCCACAACCATCTAAGATAGCATTACCCAATGTATCAGGTGCTGGCCAATATGGCGTAGCTTTATATGGTAGTGCTTTATATGATGCATCAGGTGTGCCTTTACTTAGACAATCAGTAGAAGGATCAGGATTTGCTATAGCATTACAAATAGATGATCAAAACAGTGCTGATTCATTTTCAGTAAAAGGTTTTCAATTAGAATTTACCCCAGGAGGAAGAAGATAATGGCAGGCTATTCAGCAAGACAGTCAACATTTACAACAGGTGATACAATCACTGCTGCTCATAATAACGATGAGTTTAACCAATTATTAGCTGCATTTAATGCAAGCACTGGACACACGCATGATGGAACTGCGGGTGATGGTGGTCCTGTAACTACAATTAGAGATGCAGATTCATTAAATAAAATTTTAGTTGATACAACTAATAATCATTTAGAATTTTATGTTGAAGTATCATCTTCAGCAGTACAACAACTAAGAATACAAGATGGTGCTATTGTACCTATTACAGATAGTGATGTAGACTTAGGTACTTCTTCTCTTGAGTTTAAAGATTTATTTATAGATGGTACAGCAAATATTGATGCTTTAGTGGCTGATACAGCCGATATAAACGGTGGTACAGTAGATGGGGCTACCCTTGGTACCAATAGTGCTATAACACAAGCTGTAATTGATAATATAAATATTAATGGTGCAACTATAGGTCATACTTCAGATACAGATTTATTAACACTTGCTAGTGGAGTATTGACAGTTGCAGGTGAAGTATCTATGACTACTCTAGATATTGGAGGAACTAATATAACTGCAACAGCTGCAGAACTAAATATCTTAGATGGTGTTACTTCAACAGCAGCAGAATTAAATTTAGTTGATGGTATTACAGCAGGAACTGTAAGTGCATCGAAAGCAGTGATAGTAGATTCTAATAAAGATTTAACTGGATTTAGAAACTTAACTATTTCTGGAGATCTTACAGTATCTGGCGATGACATTACAATGGGCACAAATACTGCAGGTAATTTATTAATTGCAGATGGTACAAATTTTAATTCAATTGCAGTTGGTTCATTATCAGAGATATCTACCGTTGCTAATGATGATGTATTTTTAGCAGTTGATACTTCTGGTGGTGGTCTTAAAAAAATTGCAAGATCAGCAGTTGTATCAGGACTAGCTACATCAAGTGCGATATCAAATGTAGTAGAAGATACTACACCACAATTAGGTGGTAATCTTGATATGAATGGTGCAGATATTGTTACTACTTCAAATGCAGATTTAGAATTAGCACCAAATGGTACAGGACATGTAACTGTTAAAGGTAATACTAATCAAGGTACTATTCAGCTTAATTGTGAAAATAATTCACATGGTCAACAAATTAAAGCTGCAGCACACTCAGAAAGT